CCGGCACCTGGGGGCTACGCGTCGCGCTGGGAGGCCCGGAGCGCGTAGCGGTTTGGGGTGATTACGGCAGGTCCAGCGTTGCGACTGCGAGGCCCGCAGGCTGATTTACGACTGTCGCACAGTAACCAAAGAGTCCGGCGTCGATGCCACCGTTAGCCACGTTCGCCACGTTCACGCGCAATGCTGGCGAGAGTTCGTGGAACGATGCGGCCGCGCGGGTGCCGGCGATGACCGTGTTAGCGGCAACGAAATCGGAAACAAAGAGGGACGTATTTCCGAACGAGCCGGTACCGTCGAACGACAGTGAGCCACCGAGGAACGCAAGGGCCTCCTGGGTGTTCACTGCTGCCATCGCGGCGTATACCTCGGTGCTGATGCCGATGAAGGACGGGGTGCCGATCGGCATGACGGACATCGCGGCCTGGACGATTGTGCCCAGTGGGGTCTCGTTGGTTCCGGTGTTTGTTGCCTGGTCCTCTAGTTCGGTGTAGCAGTACTGATCCGAGAGGCGGGCGTAGGATTCTGCCATCGCGGCCCAGTAGCCCATGACGTAGTCACTGGAGCCCAGGTCGAAGAAGGCGCGGTCGATGTCGTGGGCACCGGCGAGGCGCTTGACGGGGACCTCGATGGCCTCGGTCGTCGCGGCGTTGGATGCTACGGCTTCTTTGTCGCCGTCGTAGTCGTCAACGGCTGGCGCGACGTTCCAGCGCCATCCGGTGACCTTTAGCGACGTGATGGGGGCACCGGCGGCCACTGCTGGCACGAAACGGCGCTGGTAGTTGATGCCCTCGAAAACGTGGCCCAACCAGGTGTCAGGGTAGACATCAGCGTTGGCGGTGTAGGTGATGTCCGTAAGGGCGGCCTGGAGTTGGCCCATCGGGATCTCGCCACGGTTAGCCTGGGCGACCATGGACGCGGCCTGTGCTGTGGTCAAGCGTGGCGACGTGCGGGCCGCGATGACGGGGGCCTGTGCGGCGGCCACGGCCACGGGGGCGGGGGTTTCCACAACTGGGGCGGGGGTCGGTTCAGGTGCCACGGCGGTCGCGGCAATAGCGGAAGCGGCAGCTGAGGCCGCGATTTCCTCGACCGTGGTGGCTGGGGTGCCGGCGTCGCCGGTCAGGTGTGCGCTAGCGGTTAGCCGGCGCGGGGTTTGGCGCTTGCTCATTTGATTATCCTTCGGGGTTGGTTATGGTGCGGGCGGCGTCCCATGCGGGAACACTAACGGATGAAACCTCTCTGAGTATTGCCTTACTAACGACGAGGACGCCGTCGCGGTCGGTTGACGCTTGGATCACGTCTACACCGACAGACCAGCCCGAACGCATATGCGCGGCCTGGAGTTCTGTATCCCAGTTTTCGGGCGCTGTGAAAGTTCCCACTAGCGCCGCGGGTGTATCAAGGAAAGACTGCCCGTGGCCCACTAGGCGGTTCCGGTCGTGCTCCATGAGCCATGCCACATTTTGGGCGGCGGTGATGTTCACCGAGCCACGGGCGAAACGGGTCGGCCCCGCTGAGGTATTTGCGACACTGTCCCACGGGAGGATCGTGGCGTGAACGGTACGGGCGGGGCCGTCAATGGACGCCACGGGGGCGTCGGATGCTGTGAGGTAAATCGTGGTCATCGGGTCACCGTTCCAGGGGTTCCGGTTTCGCGGCGCCGGATTTCGTCAACCGTGTAGACCCCGGACGTAATGGCTACCTGGTACGCGGCCATCCGGTCCGCGAACGACGCGCGAAGGATCGTGGAGTCAAGGTCAAACACTGCCATCACGCCGGGGCTAGAGATGTCGTCCATGCTGAGGCGTTGCTCGATGGGCGTGGTGTAGGTGCTGAGGGTGTAGTCCGTAAAATCGCGGCGGGCGTCCTGGAGATTGTTGTATGTCACCGAGGACCCGGACTGGCTGGCGTCCAGCATCGCGGCGGGGATGCCCATAACGCGGGCCACCTCAGCCGCGGCATACGCGCGGGCCTCGACCAGCTGGAGGTCCCGGCTGGACCAGCCGTGGGTCTTGACCTCTAGTGATCGGTTTGTGTAGCCGACGCCGGAAAGTTCGCGGGCACGCGTCCAGTCGTCCACGAGCGCCAGTCTTTCCTCGGCGCTCAGGCCGTCCTCGGACAGGTCGTGGAGTTCCAGGGCGGGCAGGGGAACGGAGGCGAAACGGCGGGCCGCGTCCGACAAGGTAAAGGCTGTCCGGAGTTCACGGGCCCCGTAGGCCAGGATCCCCTCGTGGAGGCCGGGAAAGACGATCACGTCGGAGCTGCTAACGGGTTGACCGTTGATGCCCTCGACGATCCCGTCAGTGGTGACGTCGACCAGGTTGGGGTCCACGCGTCGCGCGGCCGTGGGGTAGCCCAGGACGTCACGGTCAAGGATCAGCCAGTACGCGACACCATAAAAGATGAGGTCGTCCACTGTCCACGCGATGGTCACGGCGCGGGGCAGGTCAGGGTCCGGCTGGTCAAACAATGCGGGCGCGGTTGATAGTCGCGTGCCCTGCCATGCGAGCAGTTGGGCGCCGGCCATTGTCGACGTGATCAGGTTCCGGCCACGGGCACAAGCCGGGACGGTCATGGCCATCGGGCGCGTCATAGCGGTCTTGGAAATTTCGGGCCACGTGATGGCGCTCAGGGCGTCGGCCACTGCCCACGGGTTCGCCTGGGGTGGCAGGCTCACGCGCTGGGCGGCGGTCAATGAGTCAACGGTAGCGGTGAGGCGCTGGGATCGGCGGCTCATGCGGCACGCTCAAAAACTGCCCAAGTGTTGTTAGCGCTAATGTTGTAGTTGGGATCGTCGCTGAAAACGGACACCGCGAGATAGTCGTTTAGCGCTAGGTTCACCCAGCCGGTTGTCGCCTGGGCCACGATTTGCCCCGCTAGGTCACCGGCTCGGACGGCGTCCATGAGCTGCTGGTAAAGAAAGTTCAGGTCGTCGTTTTTGTCGATGCCCACGATAGCCCCGTGGTTGCCGAAATCAGTCATGGCCACTTGTGCGGTGAGGCGGTAGCGCCCAGCGGCGGGAGCCTTGAACCGCGCGTTATTCACCGTGGTGCTGTGATATCCGGCGACGTCGATGTAGGACTGAGTGTTGAACCCGACTTGGACTAGCCCAGTGGTGACGTTCAGGCCGGCGGATCGGTACGCCCTTACGGCTGTGATGGTAGTGCCACCACCACCACCTCCCGCCGTTGCCCACGTTCCCGTTTCGGTTAGGTATTTGCTAGCCGATGGGGACGCGCCGGGGGCGGGCACCAGGCCACGCTTGGACGCGGCCATCGTGGCGAGGCGGTCTGTTGCCCACCAGTCGCGGGTGCTGTCTTGGATTTCGGCGGCAAGACGGCGGCCTAGAAACTCATAGCCCGCCGGGTTCAGGTGGTAAGTATCGGCCAACGTGTAAAAGTCTGAGTTCCCCACGCCCGTCGGGGCGGCGACGGTTCCGGTGCCTTGGATGTATTCGATGGGCTGGCCGACGAAGGTGAACCCGTTGGCTAATGCCTGGGCGTAAAGGTAGCCCGCGATGGTGTTTAGGCTTGTGTAGTAGGTGTCCGTCGGGCGGAACGGGGAAAGGACAAGGAAACGCGCCGCAGGTAGGGCGGCCTTAGCGGCAGCGAATAGGGACGTGATAGCCGTCTGGACCAAGGTTAGTGGGCTAAAACCGTTGTCATTTAGACCGCCGGTAAAGACCACAATATCCGGGGATAGGGCGGCGACATCGGTGGCGAAGCGTGCCCCGTAGTTTGCCTCGCCTGTCCCGAAACCGTCCGCGAGGTACCCGGTACCTGAAACGAAAGACGGAAAGATGTTCCAGTTCAGCAGGCGCCCAGCGACCACGGCGTAAGAGTCCCACACCCATTTCACGTCGGTGTCAAAACTTGTCCCGTAAGAGTCGCCCACCACGATCACGCGCGGCCCAACATCCCTAGACGTAGGCCACACCGTCCGGGTGGGTAGTGCCCATATACCCCCGAAAGTCATTTCTTGACCCTCAAAAGTGATGCGCCTATTCGTGGCGGTGGCGAAAACGATTTTGATGCGGCGCCAGGATGTCGCTGGGCCTATGACCGAGGACTCCGTCGCGTTGGCCAGTTCACCGTCCACCCATATCCGATACTTGCTATGGGTGCTGTCCTCCGATCTGACAAGGATTTCCAGCTGGTCGGTATCGGTCTCAAATTCAAACCGTAAAAGGTTGTCGATCTGGCCGGCGGCGTTGGCAATAGTAAGGCCGGTTTGCCGGTAGCAGTTCGTGTACCCGCCCACGGTTCCAACATCGGCATACGCGGCCGAAAGATAAGTAAAATCTGAGCCGTCGCGCGATGGTGCGCGGCGTGTCGCCCCGGCGATGGTCGTCGCGCCCGTGTCGGTGATCACCGTGACCGTGGGCGGTGTTTCCATCACGATCGGGTCACTGGATACTGTTTGCCCGCTTACCCCGTTAGTTTGGATGGCGCGGACTCCGGTGGGGCCTGTGGCACCTGTGGCCCCCGTCGCGCCCGTGTTTCCGGTGACGCCTTGGATACCCTGGATGCCCTGGATGCCTTGATCGCCCTGGTCCCCCTGGATGCCTTGGATGCCCTGGATGCCTTGATCGCCCTGGTCCCCCTGGATGCCTTGGATGCCTTGGATGCCTTGGTCACCCTGGTCGCCCTGGGGTCCTTGCGGCCCTTGCGGTCCTTGCGGTCCTTGCGGTCCTTGCGGTCCTTGCGGTCCTTGCGGTCCTTGCGGTCCGGTGGTGGAGTTTAGGTCGATCCTGATTTCACCGTTAGGCACGTGTCACGTCCGCTGCGATAGTGATGGTCCCGGCGCAGATTGTCCGGATGGTGTCGTCCTCTCGGATTAGTTCCCAGTCCCAAAACCCTGTGAACCCGTCGGTGTAATCCCCGGTGCCGTCAACATAGATAAGGGCCTCGCCCTCTACCGCGTCCGTTAGCTCGATGATGACCGGCAGGTCTTCCTCAATTGGTTCCTGTGGTGTGACGCGGACCGCGGCAGTGTTAGTGCCAGTCAGGTCCACGCGGTCCTCGCCCTGGTACACGACGACAGGGATGGCGACAGTATCGCCGGCATACAGGTCAAGGTCGACCCGGGCAGGGCGATTAGTCAGAACCAACGGGTTCACCACGCGCTAATCGTATCACTTACCGGGGACGTGCCAGGTGGGTTTAGGCGCGGCAGTGTTTGGGCGTGTCGCGCCCCATGCGGCCAGTGTTGCGGCGGTCAATGGGCTAACATCCACACCGTTCTTGCGTGCCCATGCCCAGCGCTCCCCAATGTTGCGGCGTCCAGCCGTTGCGGCGGCGGCGTTCAGGTCATCGTCCACGCGGTATTTCATGGACCCGGACCGCACACCGTCGAAAACTTGGGCGCAGGCGGAAGCATAATCCATGGAACCGATGGACTCAAAATCTGCCTTTTCCCGTGTAAGGTCGTCGTCTAGCGTCACGGCGGGGCCGTACGGGTTCACAAAAATCCGTCCGCCGTGGCGCTTTTGATACTCCCGGAGCATCGCGGCGGCGTCGCTGGGTGGGCATTGGTTCACTATTTCCACGATCACCACACCGTCAACGCGGGCAGCTGTCGCGATTGTCGCCCGGTCCCGATCCAGTGAAACGTCCGCGCCCCAGGCTAAAGTCCCCTCAGGTTTGGCATCCGTCGCCGCCGCCTCCCAAACCCCAGCCGGCCATCCGGCTCCAGACGACGGCGCGGGCCATACGTTGCCGTAAGCGCGGGCAAAATCTGAGGCGCCCATCCGGTCTAGTTCGGCTTTGAGCGCGTCGTGGCTAACGGTCAGCCCGTAGGCGGGATGGTATTGCGGCCAAGAGTCAGGGTCCAGTGGGTCTAGTTCGGGTGGGCAGGACCACTCCAGGTACGCGATGGAGGCGTCTGGGTCCGCGATGCTGGCCCGTCCGCGCTCGATGATGTCTTTCAGAAAGTCGCTAGTTTCGTCGCCCGCGGTCGATGGCCACCATATTTGACCGAACGGGCGCGTCAGCTGAGTCGGGCTAATGGCCTGGACAAGGGCGCGGCCCCGGTCTGGGGTGAACGCCCACGCCTCGTCCACGATCACTAAATCCGTATCTTTCCCGTGGAGGGCGTCCGGCTGGGGGCTAAATACGCGCAGGGTGGACCCGTTTGGCCAGGTGATGGACTCCGATCCAGCGGACCGGCGCAGGTCAAAACGGCCCGCTAATGGTGTGCCGCCTAGTTCGGCCACTGCGTCGCGCCACCAGTCACGCGCGTCTTGCCCAGTTTGGGCGGTGTAAAAGGTGCGCGATTTGGGAAAGGTTAAACCTCGATGAATCATCGCGGCGCTCACGGCGCGGGTTTTGCCGGACCGGCGGGGCGTGGTGACGATGACCGTGGGGTACTGCCAGCCCGTCCCCTCGGCGTTCAGGGTCAGGGCGAGATCCCAGAGCTGCGTCTGCCACGGGTGCGGGATCCAGCCCAAACCGTGAGCCAGACGCGTCACCGCCGGCCCTAGGGTGCGAAGGTTTGGGGGGCGCTGGGTGGCGAACCTAGGCGGGGCGTGTCCCGGTTTGGGGAACGTCGGCCGCGAGGTCTTGGAGGAGCTTGTCAAAACTGTCACCTTCACTATTTGGCACCGGCTGGACGATCTCGTCCCTTAGGGCTCGAAGTTCTTTCATAGCGTTCGCCACTGCCCAGGACGAGCCCTCGGCTATGGCGGCCTCCACGTTCGTCGCGCAGGTCCTAAGCATGGCGGCGGTTAGTTCGTCGATGATGTACGGGCCGCCACTTTTCCGGCTATCCCGGATCACCACGTCGACCGCTTTAGATAGGCGCCCTTTTTGTAGTTTCGCTTTCTTGATCTCAAAACCCGGCAAGGCTTTTTGGTCATTTCCCATAGTGTCCGTTTTGTCCCTTTCGTGTTTTGTCTGTTTTGCCCCCTCGGGGGGGCGGGGGAGAAATGAACTGAGTGAAGCGAGAGGGTGTCCCCGCTAATCCTCTAAAAAAAATCACCATACGCGGGACG